ATTTTCTCCAGTTGATGAGTGTAGCATCACAAAAGCATTTTGTAATTCAGAAGCAATTGGTTTCTAATAATGCCAATGTCTTTGAACAGAAGTGTTGTGAGCATGGCAAGTTTGCCTGCCTTTGTGACATTTGTAGCACTTGTAAGGAGTGCAAATCATTTGACAACCAATTTGGATTTAATGACTATCATTTCTTACCAGAGTGGTTACGCACCGCAGAAGAACACGATCGATTTGATGAAGTTTACCAAGCATATGAACGTACCTGGTACTTTCGGCAACTTACTTCTTGGTTACCCATGCGTTTTCTAACGGAATGGGTTGAATGGAATGAGACTGCTATACGGTCAGGTGCTCCATTGGAAGGGAAGTATTTTACTACGACTATTAGTTGGATGTTTACATCTTTCCTAGGGTGGTTGCTTATACCCTTTCCATTCTTTTGGTTGAATGCTGTTATCCACGTTTGTGGACTTTTTATCTACGAAACTCTCAGACAGAGCTATTTTATTCAAGTTTTTGCTAGAGTTAATTCATATTATCGTAGGTATATGGCAACATTGCGTCAACATCGTGGTAAGATATTATTTGCTGGAGGCACTCTCGTTACTGTTAGTGCACTTCTTTTGGCTTACCGGACATGGAAAAGATTTCAGGTGTCTGATGATGATAAAGAAAGTAAAGCAGAAGATCAAATTGGTGTCGTTGCTAAGGATGGCAAAGAACGCATTTTTACTCAGGAAGATTTTAATCCTTGGAAAAAGAGCGTTGTTACACCTATTCCAGTTTCGGAGAGGAGTAAATCTATATCTGTCTCTGAATTAGTGAAACTGGCCAGTAAAAGCCAGTGCCATGTTACTATTGATCGAGGAGATAATAATTCAGTATGGACTGATGCTTTTCTGCTGTGCTCGAATTACGCTATAATACCAAATCATGTCGTTAACGGGCAAGATTGTCGAGCTAGGTTCGTTCGGAAGGACGTCACGACGACTTGTAACAATTTTAGCTCATTCATTTCGTCTCATAATACTATTCATATTATTGGAACTGATTTGGCAATAGCTTATGTTCCTGAGTCTGGATCTAACAAGAATATGTTGGATTACTTCGTTAATGAAGCGCCTAAGAATATCTGTGGTGAACTTATATATCGTGACAATAAAGGTACTTTGCAATTTGATAAGTCGCGTTGTGAGTTTAATCCAAGAATTCGAAATGATTCCGCTGTATTTCCTG